GTCCTATTCAAGACGGTATGGATAGGCCAAAATCCGAGCTTGCATATAGAGTTCCAGCTTCTAAGTTCACTAGAAAGAAGATTACAACAAACGAAAAGCTAGAAGATTTAGAAGGATTAGATACAACTATAGACTGGAAAAATACAGGTGACAATAGTTATGACGGTGAAAAATTAAAGCTTTTAGTACATGATGAAAGTGGTAAGTGGGAAAGACCTGATAATATATTAAACAACTGGCGAGTTACAAAAACATGTTTACGATTAGGTAGTAGAATTATAGGTAAATGTATGATGGGCTCAACATCAAACTCTTTAGACAAAGGTGGAGAAAACTTTAAAAAATTATATAATGCATCAGACGTTACTAAGCGAAACAGAAATGGACAGACAGCGTCTGGGCTATATTCTCTTTTTATCCCAATGGAGTGGAACTACGAAGGATTTATTGATGAGTACGGAAGCCCAGTCTTCAATACTCCGGATTATGAAGCCTACGATCCACATGGGGAATTAATAGATATAGGAGTTATAGACAGTTGGCAAAACGAAGCTGACGGTTTAAAAGGTGATCAAGATGCACTAAACGAATTTTACAGACAGTTTCCAAGAACTACTGAGCATGCGTTTAGAGATGAAACAAAAAATAGTATATTTAACTTAGTAAAATTATACGAGCAAATAGACTACAATGAAGAAATGTCTAGAACATTAGGTGTTTCAATAGGTAACTTCCAGTGGGTTAATGGCGTTAAAGATTCAACAGTAATATTTTATCCAGATCCTAAAGGTAGGTTTAAAGTAAGCTGGACACCACCACCAAATATACAAAACAAAGTTGTAATAAAAAACGGTGTTAGATACCCAGGTAACGAACACATGGGTGCTTTTGGTTGTGATAGCTATGATATATCAGGAACAGTAGATGGTAAAGGTTCTAAAGGTGCTTTGCACGGTTTAACTAAGTTCAGTATGGAAGACGCACCAGCTAATCAGTTTTTCTTAGAGTATTTAGCAAGACCACAAACCGCAGAGATATTCTTTGAAGACGTTCTAATGGCATTAGTATTTTACGGGATGCCTTTACTTGCAGAGAACAATAAACCTCGTCTATTGTATTATTTACGAAGACGTGGTTATAGAGGCTTTAGCATGAACAGGCCAGATAAAATATGGAACAAGTTATCTGTAGCAGAAAAAGAAATAGGTGGTATACCAAACTCTAGTGAAGATATAAAGCAGGCTCATGCCGCTGCAATTGAGATGTATATACAAAATCACGTAGGTATGAACAACGAAGGTCAATTTGGTAGTTGTTATTTCAATGAATTACTAAACGACTGGGCTAAGTTTGATATAAACAAAAGAACAAAGCATGATGCATCTATAAGCTCTGGTTTAGCTATAATGGCTAACAACAGGCATTTGTACGCTCCAAACGCTAAAATAGAAAAACCGAAACTAAACATAAGTATTGCTAAGTATAAAAACACAGGTAATACATCTAAATTAATTAAAGAATAAATATGGCAGAGTCTGTTATAAATAATTATTTTCCAAGCCAAGTCGTAAGTGATTTGGAAAAGATGAGCTATGACTATGGTTTGAAAGTAGCTAAAGCTATTGAGACTGAGTGGTTTCATACTGATAGAGGTTCAAATAGATATAGAACTAATAATAATAATTTTCATAACTTAAGACTATACGCTAGAGGTGAACAATCAATACAAAAATACAAAGATGAATTATCTATTAACGGTGATTTATCTTATCTTAATTTAGACTGGAAACCAGTACCTATTATACCTAAGTTTGTAGATATAGTTGTAAACGGTATTGCAGAAAGAACATATGATGTAAAAGCTTATTCACAAGACCCATACGGTGTTAAAGAAAGAACTGACTACATGGAGTCTATAATTAGCGATATGCAGCTTAAAGACTTTGATAATTTTACATCTGATCAATTTGGTATTAACACTAGAGAAAGTGATATACCTAAACTACCACAAACAGAAGAAGAGTTACAGCTTCACATGCAGATAACTTATAAGCAAGCAATTGAAATAGCAGAAGAGCAAGCTATTAATGTTTTGTTTGAAGGTAACAAATATGAATTAACTAAAAAACAATTTTACTACGATCTTACTGTTTTAGGTATAGGCGCTGTAAAAACTTCATTTAATACATCTGAAGGTGTTGTAATTGATTATGTTGACCCAGCTGATTTAGTTTATTCTTACACTGACTCACCTTACTTTGATGACATATACTATGTTGGTGAAGTTAAAATGATACCAATTAATGAGCTTGTAAAACAGTTTCCACATTTAGATCAAAGCGAGTTAGAAGATATAGTTAAAAACAAAAGCTATCACAAAGCAAACTACAACAACACTGGTTACAATTTAAGAGAAGAGGATAGTAATAAAGTTCAAGTTTTATATTTTAATTATAAAACATATATGAACGAAGTTTATAAAGTAAAAGAAACTGGTACTGGTGCTGAAAAAATATTAGAAAAAGATGATAGTTTTAATCCACCTAAAAACGTAGAAAACTTTGGTAAACTACAAAGATCTGTAGAGTGTTTATACGATGGTGCTATGATTTTAGGAACAGACAAGCTGTTAAAGTGGGAGATGGCTAAAAACATGATGAGGCCTAAAAGTGATTTTACTAAAGTTAAAATGAACTATGCTATTGTTGCTCCACGTATGTACAAAGGTCGTATAGAATCTTTAGTACAACGTATCACTGGTTTTGCTGACATGATACAGCTTACACATTTAAAGTTACAACAAGTATTATCACGCATGGTACCTGATGGTGTTTATTTAGATGCTGATGGTTTAGCTGAAATAGATTTAGGTAACGGTACAAACTACAACCCACAAGAAGCTTTAAACATGTTCTTCCAAACAGGTTCTGTTATAGGTAGGTCATTTACTTCGGAAGGTGATTTAAATCCTGGTAAAGTACCTATCCAAGAAATACAGTCTAGCAACGGTGGTGCTAAAATGCAAAGCTTAATAGCTACATACAACTACTATTTACAAATGATAAGAGATACTACCGGGCTTAACGAAGCTAGAGATGGTAGTATGCCAGATAAAAACGCTTTAGTTGGAGTACAGAAGTTAGCTGCAGCAAACAGCAACACAGCAACAAGACATATACTACAGTCTGGATTATTTTTAACATCTGAAATAGCTGAGTGTTTATCTTTAAGAATATCTGATATTATAGAATACTCACCAACAAAAGATGCTTTTATACAAGCTATAGGTGTTCACAACGTTGCTACACTAGAAGAAATAAGTGACTTGCACTTATATGACTTTGGTATATTTATAGAGCTACAGCCTGATGAAGAAGAAAAAGCTATGCTTGAAAATAATATTCAAATGGCATTGCAACAGCAAAGTATAAATCTTGAAGACGCTATTGATCTTAGAGAAATAAAAAATATTAAACTTGCTAATCAATTATTAAAAATAAGAAGAAAACAAAAGCAAGAGACAGATAGAGCTGAGCAGTTGCAAAATATACAAGCGCAAGCGCAAGCAAACCAACAGTCTTCACAAGCGGCTGCACAGGTTGATTTACAGAAAAATCAAGCTATGGCACAAACAGAAATGCAGCTTGAACAAATGAGAGCTCAATTAGATGCTCAGAAACAAGCGCAAGAAGTTGAGTATAAAAAAGAGCTAATGGCCTTAGAGTTTCAATACGGCATGCAGTTAAAAGGTGTAGAAACTCAAGGGCTTGCAAATAGAGAAAAAGAAAAAGAAGATCGTAAAGACGAAAGAACAAAAATTCAAGCTTCACAACAAAGTGAGATGATTGATCAAAGAAAAACTAATAAACCACCTAAAAACTTTGAGTCTGCAGGTAATGATATATTAGGAGGAGGTTTTGATTTAGGTAGCTTTGATCCTAGATAACAATTATTAATTATTATTATATTATATTATGGAAAAAAACGTAGAAAACGTAGTTGAAGAAACTACACAAGCAACTGAACAACCAGTTGAAGAAACTAAAAAACCAAACATTAATGAAGACGGCGATTACGTTGTTAATTTAGACAAACCAAAAGAAGATGAAACTAAAGAAGATAACCCTGTCGACGAGGGAGTGGTTACAGAGCTTGATAACACCGAGTCCACAGAAAAACAAGAAGAAGTACAGCCGGAAGCTGAAGCACAAGAAACTCCAGTATTAGAAGAAGTTACTGAAGAAGAGGTTAAAGAGCAAGTAGAAGACTTAGCTGAACAAGCTCAAGAAGCTATGTTAGAGTCTGCTGAAACTGGTAAAGCAATACCGGAAAATTTACAAAAAGTTGTAGATTTTATGGAAGAAACTGGTGGTACACTAGAAGATTACGTAAGGCTTAATCAAGACTTTTCTAGTTATGATGACATGACAGTTCTTAGAGAGTACTACAAACAAACAAAATCTCATTTGACAGATGATGAAATAAGTTTTTTAATAGAAGACTCATTTTCATACGATGAAGACGAAGACGAAGCAAGAGAGATTAAAAAGAAAAAAATAGCGTTAAAAGAGCAAGTTGCCAACGCTAAAAGCCACCTAGACGGGCAAAAGTCTAAATACTATGAAGAGGTTAAAGCTGGTTCTAGGCTAACTACCGAACAACAAAAAGCAATTAACTTTTTTAATAGATATAACAAAGAGTCTGAAGAAACTCAAAAAATAGCAGAAAAACAAACTAACACTTTTAAATTAAAAACTAAAGAAGTTTTTAACGATAAATTCAAAGGTTTTGAATACAACGTCGGAGATAAGAAGTATAGGTTTAACGTGAAGAATGCTAATGAAGTTAAAGATAACCAAAGCGATATTAATAATTTTGTCAAAAAGTTTTTGAACAAAAATAATGAATTATCAGATGCGAAAGGTTATCATAAATCTTTATTTACAGCAATGAACTCTGATGCTATTGCTAATCACTTTTACGAACAAGGTAAAGCAGATGCTATGAAAGATAGTGTTGCTAAAGCTAAAAACGTAAGCATGAATCCTAGGCAATCGTTTTCAAACGATAATACTAGTGGTCCTAAGTTTAAAGTGCTTGGCGATGATTCTCCTAACTTTAAGTTTAAAATTAAAAACAAATAAAAACTAATTTAAAAATAAAAAATTATGGCAATTACTGCAGGTGGATCATTAAACTTGGTCCCAAGTCCTATCAAAAGTACACTGGCGTCGAATTATGTAGATTTTACGACATCAAGTACTGAAGGTTGGGCACAACAATATTTACCAGATCTTATGGAAAAAGAAGCTGAGGTGTTCGGTAACAGAACAATTTCAGGGTTTCTTTCACAAGTAGGAGCTGAAGAGGCTATGACTGCTGATAGAGTAGTATGGTCTGAACAAGGTAGATTACATTTATCTTACACAGGAACAGTTACAGTTGCAACTTCTGTTGTTGCAATTACAGCTCACGCTGGAACTAACGCGACTTACGCTGCTGGATCACACGGTTTACGTGTTGGTGATACTGTATTGGTTGCGGCTAATACTGGTGCTTCGGTTACAATTCCTTGTAGGGTTACAGCTGTTGACACTGACAACGTTACATGTTTACCTTATACGCAAGGTCACATTACTGAATTTTCTGTAACTGATGGCGCTGCTGTTACTGTACTTAAGTATGGTTCTGAGTGGGCTAAAGGTTCAGATACTCCTTACACTACTGCTAACGAGCCAGACTTTATGTCTTTTACTAACAAACCAGTTATTATAAGAGATATGTATCACGTTTCTGGATCTGACGTTTCTTCTGTAGGTTGGGTTGAAGTTACAGGTGAAGAAGGTCAAAACGGTTACTTATGGTATTTAAAAGCTGAAGGAGATACAAGAGCTAGATTTGCTGATAACTGTGAAATGACTTGTCTTGAAGGTGTTAGTATTGATAATGACACTACTCTTGATACTCAAACTTTAGGAGGTGCTTTACCACAAGGTGGTACTCAAGGTTTGTTTGACGCTGTTAAAACAAGAGGTAATTCTACTTCTGGTGTTACTGGTGTTAACGCTTCTACTGATTTAGCTGAATTTGACGCTATCTTAGCAGAATTTGACAAACAAGGTGCTATTGAAGAAAACATGATGTTTGTTAACAGATCTACTAGCTTAGCTATGGACGATATGTTAGCTTCAATGAATTCTTACGGAGCTGGTGGTACATCTTACGGTGTATTTAACAACTCTGAAGATATGGCATTAAATTTAGGTTTCTCTGGTTTTAGACGTGGATCTTACGATTTCTACAAATCTGACTGGAAATACTTAAACGACGCTTCAACAAGAGGTGCTATTAATGACAGGGACACAACTAACGCTATACGTGGTATTATTGTTCCTGCTGGTGTTTCTTCTGTATACGACCAACAATTAGGTCAAAACCTAAAAAGACCATTCTTACACGTTAGATATAGAGCTTCACAAACTGACGATAGAAGAATGAAAACTTGGGTTACAGGTTCTGTTGGAGCTGCTACATCTGAGTTAGACGCAATGAGAGTAAACTATTTATCTGAAAGATGTTTAGTTACTCAAGGTGCTAACAACTTTATGTTAATGAACTAATCATTAAACTATTTTAAGGATCGAGGCTTCGGCCTCGACCCTTTCTTTTTATTAATTTATATTATATTATATTATGGCAAAAAAACAAAAAACAAAAGAGGTAGAGGTACCTGTTGTTGAAACTCCAGTAGTTGAAACACCAAAACCAAAAGTAAAAGTTGAACCTAAAAAACCAACTTGGGAAATAAAAGATAGAGTTTATGTTCTAGTGGGTAATAAAAAACCTTTAAGTAAAATGATAAAAAGTTGTAATATTTATTATTTTGACGAAGAAAAAGGTTACGAAAGAGAGCTTAAGTATTGTGAAAATCAAAGAACTTGTTTTGTTGATGAAATGCAAGGAGACCAAAGATTATCTCATATCATATTTAGAAACGGTATGTTACCAGTTCCTAAAGAAAAAGTAATATTACAAAAAATGTTATCTTTATACTACCCTAAAAGTTCTTCAATATTTACAGAATTAAAACCAGAAGTAAAAGCGTCTAATGAAGTTGAAATTATAGAGTTAGAAATAGAAGCTTTAAATTCTGCAAAAAATCTAGACATAGATATAGCTGAAGCTGTTATGCGTGTTGAAGTTGGTTCTAAAGTATCAAGCATGAGCTCTAAAGAGCTTAAAAGGGATTTACTACTATACGCTAAAGAAAATCCAGCTTTATTCTTAGAATTAGTTAATGACGAAAATGTAGTTCTTAGAAATTTTGGTATTAGAGCAACAGAAATGAACATAATAAAATTATCTTCAGATCAAAGAACTTTTTCATGGGGTTCTAATGATAGAAAATTAATGAATGTTCCATTTGATGAGCATCCTTATTCAGCTTTAGCCGCTTGGTTTAAAACTGATGAAGGTATGGAAATCTATGCAAACATAGAAAAACAATTAAAATAATCAAACTGTAGGAGCGGTCGCTCTACGGGGCGATCGCAAACTACAATAAAGAAATATGGTAAATATAGATACAGTATATCAAAAAGTTTTAGCAATAGCTAATAAAGAGCAAAGAGGTTATATAACTCCACAAGAGTTTAACTTATTTGCAGACCAAGCTCAGATGGATATATTTGAGCAATATTTTTATGATATAAATCAATTTAATAGAGTTCCTGGTAATGATACAGAATACGCTGACATGCTAACTTTGTTAGAGGAAAAAATAGCTATATTTAAAAACATAAAACTATTGTTTTATCAATCACCTTATTATCAAAAACCACAAGAGTTATATAGAGTAGGTAGTTTAGAAACTGGTTATGGTGAAATAGAACAAGTTACACATAAAGAATATTTGGCAATTAAATTATCGCCTTTAGCAAAGCCAACATTAAAAAGAGCTGTATATGTTGACATGCCTCAAGGTTTTAGAATTTACCCTACGTTTACTAACAACGTGCAATGCCATTACATAAGAAAACCTAAAAAAGCAAATTGGGGTTACAACGTTATTAATGATAACGCTTTGTACGATGCTACACAGTCTTTAGATTTTCAATTACATCCTTCTGAAGAAAACAACTTAATTATAAAAATATTAGCTTTAGCTGGAATAGCTATAAAAGATCCTGCTATGTATCAAATAGCTGTAGCAGAAGACAATAAAAATATTCAACAAGAAAAATCATAACACATGGGATTATTAGACGGCTTTATACAAAAACAAGATGAAGTTACCGCTGAAGGTGGTTTAATTGATCTTGGGTTAGATTCAAAAATATACTATGATGGTCCTGATGGCGTGCAGCAAACAGGTAATGCTAACTATGGTAACTACCAGTTTACTTCGCTAGAAGATATTATAAACTCATTTGTAGTTGCGTATGTTGGTGAGGGTAAAATTATAAGTAAAGTAAGTAGAACTGATATTGGTTTTCACGCGCAACGTGCTTTAGCTGAATTAAGTTTTGATACTTTAAAATCTGTAAAATCTTTTGAGTTAGAAGTTCCACCTTCTTTAACCTTGCCTTTACCGCAAGACTACGTACACTACACAGCTATATCTAGAGTTGATAGCGCTGGAATAAAACACAGGTTATATCCTACTTCTAAAACATCTAATCCTGTGTCTTACCAACAAGCTACTAATGGTGATATAAAGTTTGAAACTAATACTTGGAAAGTAAATATACCAGATGTTACTTTAGTAGACGGTGCTTTTATTGAAATACCATCTGCAGAAAAACAATACTTTGGCAAGTATATGGAGTACGGTATAACAAGAACATATGATTCATTTGGAAATCAAATAGCCTCTGATAATGATTTTGTTTCTAAAATACCTTTACCTCAGTTTGAAAAAGAAGTTAGATATGCTATAGAAGGTGTTACAAAAGTTATCAGCGGTGTTTCAACAAGTAATTTACAAAGTGTTAACTACGGTGCTAACGTTGACCAAGGTGGTAATGCTACTAATGATGGTATGATTATATATCTTTTTACTGATCCAGGTGGTATAGAAGTTGGTATGAGCGTATTTGGACCTGGTATACCTGACAATACAACAGTAACAGCTATTGACGGTATTACTATAGCGGAAACATTTCCAGGTCTAGCAGTTCATATAACAAATCCACCATATCAAAAGTGGAAGTTAAAAGACTCTGCAAACCAACCAGCAATAAATCCTGGTAAACCTTTAGTTGTTACAAATGTTAATATTTACGGTACAGAGCTAATATTTGTAGATTTAAACACAGAGTCTAACTCTTGGAATAAATACAGAGCACATACATCAAACACTGTAACTGACGATTATGAAGATGATACTAGATTTGCAGCTGAAGGTAGAAGATACGGTATTGATCCTCAACATGCGCAAGATAACGGTTCTTATTATATAAATGACAATACAGGTCTTGTTCACTTTAGCTCTGGTGTATCTGGTAAAACTGTAGTTATAGATTACTTAAGTGATAGCCTTGGTACTGACTCTGAAATGAAAGTGCATAAGTTTGCTGAACAAGCAATGTATATGTCTATTGCTTATGCTATATTATCTACAAGAGCTAACGTACAAGAATATATTGTGCGAAGATTTAAAAAAGATAGGTTTGCTGCTATAAGGCAAGCAAAATTAAGATTATCAAATTTAAAATTAGAAGAACTAACTCAAATACTTAGAGGTAAATCTAAACAAATAAAACACTAATACATGGCTGAAATTAAGCAAAATTTTTCGGCAGGTAAAATGAATAAAGACCTGGACGAAAGACTATTACCTAAAGGTCAGTATAGACATGCTGAGAATATACAAGTGTCTACTTCTGAAGATTCTGATGTTGGTGCTTTAGAAAACATATTAAGTAATACTAAGCTGTCTAGCATTGTACCTGCTGGTTCTGTTTGCGTTGGTGTTTATGGTAATGAAAAAGAAAATGGTCTTTATTGGTTTATATCTAATGTAGACAAAGACATGATACTACGCTATAAAAGCAGTACAGTAACTCCAGTTGTAGTTGATATAAACAAAAACGTTTTAAAGTTTGATCCTAAAAGATTAATAACAGGTATCAACATGATTGACAACCTTTTGTTTTGGACAGACAACACTAGCGAGCCTAAAAAAATAAACATTGATTTATGTATTGATGGTACTATAGATGAAAACACACATACAAAATTAATTGTTTCACAAAGAAGCATAAACACAAGCTCTAACATAGATATTAGAGAAGAGCATATCACGGTTATAAAAAAATCCCCAAAAAATAAATTAGAACTAGAAGTTAACTTAGATGTTGAAACTACTGCTGAGTTTGCGCGAAGCGGTGGTTTTGCATTGTTTGATAACGCTGCTGGGGGTAATTATGTTTTAAATGACACTGCATTTTTAAATGGATTTTTTAATTTTACAGGTCAAAATAGTTTTCAAGCTGGTGATGAATTGCTTTTTTTAAGAAACACTGGCCAAACAGATATCAATGATTTACCAGAATTGTTTGAAGTTAGAATAAGAGTTATTGCAGATGTTAGCGGTACATCTTTAAACGTTCCAGGTTCTGGAGTTTTTGCACCAGGAACTTATCATGTTGAATTTGTTGAAATAAAAGAAGGTTTTACTGACTACTCAGCTATTGATTGGTTTGTTTATAAAAAACAAAATACAATAGATTTTTTTGAAAAGCAATTTGCAAGGTTTAGCTACAGGTATAAGTATCAAGATGGTGAATATTCTACTTTTGCACCTTTTTCTGAAGTTGCTTTTTTTCCAAACACATTTGATTACGAAACAAAAAAGGCTTATAACTTAGGTATGGAAAACAAGTTAAAAAGCTTAAGGTTAAAAAACTTTGTAGAAGCTGACATATTAGAAGATGTTGTTCAAATTGATTTATTATATAAAGAATCAAACTCACCAAACGTATATCTTGTAGAAAAAATAAAATACAATGATTTTAAAGACGTATCTGTAATTACAATAAACAACAATGTGGGTACTACAACTACTTATGAAAACAATTGGATCGTAAATTACTACGACGTTACATCAGACACTATTTACTCTGCACTACCATCAAATCAACTTTTAAGACCTTTTGATAATGTCCCTAAAAAAGCTTTAGCGCAAGAAATAACTGGTAATAGAATTGTTTACGGTAACTACACTCAAAACTACAACTTAAATGAAAAACCTTTAGTAGATGCTTCATTTGTAACAAGATCAGGTTTTACTCCAGTAGCTAAACAACCAGAAAAATCTTTAAAGTCTTTAAGAAATTACCAACTAGGTATTGTTTACTTAGATGAATATGGTAGGCAATCACCGGTTTTTAGTAGCTCAAGAAGTTCTTTTAAAATACCTAAAGATCAAGCAGAAAATTCTAACTCTATACAGTTTACGGCAATTACAGCTGCACCTAGCTGGGCAGATTCATATAAAATATATGTAAAAGAAACATCAAACGAGTATTACAACTTAGCTATGGACAGAGTTTACAAAGCTAAAGATGGTAATATATGGATGGCTTTCCCTTCTTCTGAAAGAAATAAAGTAGATGAAGAAACATTTTTAATATTAAAAAAGAAAATTGACGAAGACGAGCAGGTTAGTGAAAATTTGAAGTATAAAATTATTGCTATAGAAAACGAGGCGCCGGTAGAAGTAAAGTCAAATAACATACTTATCACAGAGTCTAATGGTACTGGAGATATAGAGCTTTTGTTTAGCGGTGACACACCACAAATTGGCTCTAAAGAGTTTCAAATACATGAAGCTACTTTTAAAGCAGATGCAGGTCCTAGTATTGACAACTTAACAGAAACTTTAAGCATTGTTTTTAAAGACAGTTCTGAAAGCATATTGTCTGATTTTTATGAAATTGCTAGCGTAGAGTTTGCAGCACCTTATTACAACGTAAGTCTTGTTGAAAAAATTAAAGACAAAGAAAGTTGGATATACACTGACTTTGCAAATGCAACAACTTTTTTACCATCAGACCTTAACAACAATTTATCGTTAAAAATTTACAAAGATGTTGTAAAAGAACAACCTGAATTTGATGGTAAGTTTTTTGTTAAAATATTTAACGACTCTTTAACTGAAAAATATGTTTTAAAAAGTAGGTTAGATCCTAACAACTTTATTGCAACAGCTTATGTAGATGCTTTTTACTTGTCAGACACTTACGCAGACTACACGAACAGTCTTTTACCACCAGGAACAACTGGTACTGTTTCTTCTACAGGTAACGGAGCTTCTGATACAAGAGGTGATTGGGTTAACAATTGTTTGCAATTTAATAATGGTACTAATAGCAGCGAGTGGTTTATTGACCAAGTAAGATATGCTGGTAAACATCCAGAGTCTAACAAGCTTAACGACAGTGTTAATAATAGCTCTGGTTCTTGGGAAATGAACTCTGGGCTTGGCTCTAGCTACGGCAAAGGTATTTACAAAGTTCCAGGCGGTGCTCCTAACGGTGGGGATCAGTGGTACATGGAGCTTTCTTTTTCTCAAATACTACCAAACGCTGAAGAAAAATTTGAAAACCACGCTTTAGATTTTGGTAGCGCTATTAATAACACTAACAGTACATATAGTGTTTCAAACGCTTCTGTAAATGTAGAGTCTTTGCAAAGAGCAAAGCTTTTTGCTGTAGGATCTTCTATAAACCAAGAGCACGCTGATCAAGTTGATGTAACTAAAAATTTATTAAAAAATAAACTTTTTAGATTTGTTGGAGATACTGAAAAATCAAAATATATTATTAACGGAGATGTTGTTAAAGAAAAAAGATATAATTATAGAAGTTTTGCTCAAGTTAAAAACGCTTTTGAAACTTACTTAACTGCTATTTCAAACTCAGGCTCTAGTGGTTGGGGTCCTCTTTTTTCTAGTAGCGGTACTATAAATACTTTAACAAGTTCTCCAATGTACGGTGATTTAGAAGATGTTTGGGACGAGTTTTCTGAATCTGTTAATAGAAGAGTAACGTACATAATACCTTTTGCACTTTGGGAGGCTGAGCCTGATTTAGATGCTAGTAACAACCCTATTTACGAATCAGCTGATCCACTTACAAACTCTAATTTTGTTAACAGCGGTGGCACGGCGTATTCAAATTATTTAGACACAACAAACGGTGCTGACAATGATACTCCTTCTGCAATACAGTTTTTAGAGCCTAATGAAAATGAAGATGATCAACTAGTTAGTTCTAATCCTGCTATATGGGAAACAGAACCTAAAGAAAACGTAGACTTAGACATATACTACGAAGCTAGTAGTTGTTATGATATATCGCTACATGGTACAACGCAAGAGCTTGATTGGTTCAATTGCTATTCTTTTGGTAATGGCGTTGAGTCTAATAGATTAAGAGATGATTTCAACCAAGTAATTATAGATAAAGGCGCTATAGCTTCTTCAACTATTGATTTTGTTTATGAAGAAGAAAATAAAAAAAATGGATTAATATACTCAGGTATATATAACTCTACTTCTGGAATAAATAATTTAAATCAATTTATTGCTGCAGAAAAAATAACTAAAGATATAAACCCTACTTATGGTAGTATACAAAAACTATTTAGTAGAAACACTGATTTAATAACTTTTTGTGAAGATAAAGTAATTAAAGTTTTAGCAAATAAAGATGCTGTATTTAATGCCGATGGTAATCCTCAGTTAATAGCTACTCAAAACGTTTTAGGCCAAACAATACCTTTTGTTGGTGATTATGGTATATCACAAAACCCAGAGTCTTTTGCTAAAGAGAGTTATAGAGCATATTTTACAGATAAAAACAGGGGTAAAGTACTAAGACTTTCAAGAGATGGTATAACGCCTATATCTGATTATGGTATGTCTAAGTATTTTAAAGATCAACTAAAAAACCAACAAAATTTAATAGGTAGTTACGATCAAAAGAAAAACGAGTATAACTTGTCTTTAAAGTTTACTACAGTTTCTTATGACGAAAAAGTAAAAGGTTGGTCTAGTTTTAAATCTTTTGTGCAAGAACAAGGTGTTAGTGTTACTAATTTTTACTACACATTTAAAGATGGTGATTTATACAAGCACCATGATGATGTAGTTACTAGCTTTAACTCTGAAGTAACTTGGAATAATTTTTATGGCACACAGTATGAATCAAAAGTTAATACAATATTAAACGATGCGCCTAGTGATGTTAAATCGTTTAAAACAATTAACTACGAGGGTTCACAATCTAACGTAATTGCAGATTTAAATGACTCTAACTATTACAACTTGTCACAAAAAGACGGTTGGAAGTTAGAAAAACTAACTACAGATACAGAAACTGGTTTTATACCAGAGTTTATTAAAAAAGAAAGCAAGTGGTTTAATAATTTAAAAGGAGATACTATAAGTGCTAAAGAAGAAATTGATGCTTCAAGCTTTTCTTTTCAAGGTATAGGTAGACCTTCAAAAATAGAAATAACAAACTAGTATGAAAAAAATAACTTCATTTACTATAGACTCTTCACCTATAAAAGGTGGTGGTGATTTTAGAGCTTACACTGTCAAAGGCGAGCCTAGATCTGCTTTTAGTATGTTAATTGTTAATAACACTGGTAATTTTTACAATTTTCCAGAAAATACTGTTATTAGCGAAGAAGAAGGTATTGTAACTCCCGCTGGTAGTTTTTCTTCAACACCAGTCAGGCTTAGTACAAAAACAATAGGTAATAGCGGTGTTTACAATGGTATTATAGATTTTCCTGCTGCTAGTGATGATAAATACACTGTGGTTTTACAAGCTGAGACATATTTAAAAACAAAGTTTGATGAAAGTCTTTCTTTAAACGCTGTTTACCACGCTGCTGAAATAACTCAATTTGCTGACACAACAGTTACTTTTGCGGTTGCTTCTACTGGTAGCTCTGGCACATACACAGCTAACCCACCTGCTACTAACCATGTTTCTAGTGGTCCAAGTACATCTGTAACAAATAAAAAATTTGCACAACCTATATCTTTTTCTAAAACTGTTACTTTAGGAAGTAGCCAGTTTGTTATAGCAAGACAACCTGTTATAAATGATTTTTCTTTTACTACAACAAAAGATACTTTTTCAGCTGGGTCTGGTAAAATTTTAGAACTAAAAGATGTATCAGGTCTTTCTTTAGGTATGGCTGTTAGTGGAACTGGTATAGCTGCTAACTCTACTATAACAGACATTAAGCTAGGCTACAAAGATGAAAACAAGTCTGTTGCAACAAAAGCTGTTTACACAATACCAAAAGACATAGATCTTGTTGATGGTATTCAATCTATTGCTGATTCAAAAGGTGGTACTATAACTTTAAGTGAAGACACTACATCTCAAGCTGTAGACAGAACAATAACATTTAAAGGTTTTGGTAATGGTGGATCTAGAGATTTTAATAACACTATGTTTACTGTTAAAAACTTTAACCTAACAATAGCACCTGTAGTTACAACTACTGATGCAGCTGTTAGTAGTAGCGCGACAATACCTATAACAAGTACAAATGGTATAAAAGCAGTTGATACAGTTATAATGTCTGGTATTGGCGTTGTAGGAACTCCTCATGTTGATGCCGTTAGTGCTGGCGTCAATATTACATCAAGCGCTGCGCAAACAATAGAAGACGGGCAAACAGTAACTTTTACTGGTAGTAGTAGATCTGCAACTATAACGGCAGACATAGAAATTGAAAAGTATGGTAAAGATGATATAACTTTAACACTAGAATTAGATAACATTTTAACAGTAGGATAATATGAAAGCAAAATTAACTTTTGATCAAGATTTAAATTCTTCTTTACAAGTAGGTGATATCATATGGTATGTTCCTACGCCTGAAGTTGGTGGCTATAAAACAGCGTCTACAGATGACAATGCTTTTGAAAAGCTAGGTCCTGTAACAGAGCTAAGCGATCAATATTTAAAACCACAAGTAACTGTTGATTTAATATACGGTGTTATACCACAAAATATAACTACAGATACTTTTATAATGTTTTCTAAAAATAAAGCTGTAAACTCTGCAGGTTTAAAAGGTTATTACGCAGAACTAGAATTTGTAAACAATTCAAATAAAAAAATAGAATTATTTTCAGTTGGCTCTGAAGTAGTTCAAAGTAGTAAATAACACTAAAAAAGTGTAATTATAAATAAATAAACAATAACATATGGATCCAGCAACGGCCACATTAATATCAGCTGCAATTGGTCTTTTTAGCTCTAACAGAATGAGAAAAGACGCTAAAAGAAGAGCTGCAGAAGCGTTAAGACGTCAACAAGAGCAACAAGCATTGTTAGACGAAGAAATAAAAAAGTATAGAGCTATTGAGTTTGAAAATCCTTATCAAAATATTGAAAATCCATTTGAAGATTTAACAGTAAACCAACAAGCTGCTCAGTTTCAAGCGCAACAAATACAACAGCAACAAGCTAACTTGTTAGAAGGGTTTAAAGGTGCAGCTGGTAGTTCTGGCATTGCAGGACTTGCACAGGTATTGGCTAACCAAGGTGCTTTACAAACTCAAAAAGCTTCAGCTAGTATTGCACAACAAGAACAAGCTAACCAAAGAGCTGCAGCGTCTGCAGACCTTAGAATACAGCAGTTAGAAGGCGCTGGTGATGCAATGGTACAACAAGCAGAAAGTAGTAGACAAGCTACAATACTAGGTATGAACCAAAGTGTTATGGCTGGTGTCAATGCTAATTACCAACAACAGTTATTAAATCAGCAAAAAGCAAATGCTGCTGCAAACTCAATGATGATAAATTCATTAAGTAAAATAGCAACGTTAGATTTAGAAAACATAGGTGGTAACACTGCAACAACAGACGTGCAGTCTGGAGTTCCTCAAGGACCACCAGTAGAGTTTCCCAACTACGTTACTTTAGATCCTTTAGATTAAAAATAAAAATACAAAAATATGGCAACAGGAAGTTTATTAGGAAAAGCAGACAGCATGTTAGTTCAAGGCGCTTTTAGGTCTGAAATGGCCAACGTAGGTCGTGACATGGGTGGTGTTTATAAGTTACAAGCAGAAAATGTAGGTAATTTACAAACTGCTATTCAAGATATTTTTTACGCAACTAATAAAAGCAACAATGACTTGTACAACGATGTAAAAGAAAAGTCTAGCTTAATACTTGCAGACATTGAATCTGGTACTTTTTCAGATGATGACTCTATTGGTTTGTACACTAACGCTATTAATGATTTAAGAAATAAAATGAAGTCTATACCTAGAGGTAAGGAAGGTGAGGCTGAAAGAGCTAAAGTAAGAGCTCAGCTTGCTAAAATGAAAGCAGACACTGCACTTGGTGAAGGTGTTATAACAGAAATAGCAACTCTATTAAAAAATGACCAAGTAAACACGCCTGCAAGTACTGATGCAATGGTTGTTTTTCAGTCTATATTAGATGATAAAGCTAAAAGAGAAATAATAAACGGTGAGCTAGTATACAGCACAAAAAATGCTCAAGGAAATATAATAAAATTAAATCACAACGAGTTAAATAAAAAGTTTATTAAAAAAGATTACGCTGCTGAGTCTGGTGCTTTAAAAGTAAGTAGTAGCTTTTCTAAAACAGGTTTGCAAGGAGGTAAATATGATTTTGTTGGTGCTGCAAATCTTTATGAGTCAATAATGACTACAGAAAATGGCGTTTTACATTTAATAAACAAGCCTTTTGGTAGTATGAAAATATCTTTTGTAGAAGCTTTAAAAGGTGGTGATCCTAAACTTGTAGGTGAAATGATAGGTGCTTTAAACAGTATTGGAGGTTTTGATGTTGATGGCGATTCTAGACCTGATAAAATCACACAAGCAAATGTAAGTAAACTTGTTAGTACACTAACTAATCAAAACGATGAAAACTTTAATTTAGCCACTACTAAACGTGTTGCAGCTGCATTTTATGCTGACAACGATGGTAGAGCACAGCATAAAAAAGGTTTAGATATTTTTAATGCTAAAAAAAATAAGTTAAATAATTTAAATAATCCTCCTGCTGAAACTACAGAATACGGTGGTTATGGTTATCAACCAACAGCTACTGGTGGTGATCCAATTACTGGTAAGAATGCTTTTACAAATGTTACTTATATAGATAAAATAGCTAGAAGAAATGCTCTTTTAAACCTAGATGAAGTGCCTGGTGAGCATTTTACTTATAGATATGATCAAAATAATGGTTGGCAGGCTTTTAACATAGAAGACAATAGCTTTGAAAGGGATGTAAAAGGTTCTGACGTAGCTAGAATAGAAGGTTTGTATAACGAAAATGACGGTAAAGCAAAAAGAAGCTACTCTTATTTTGACGCTAAAAGATCTACAACAAGAAGAGAAAACCTACCACCAGAAGGAAGCGAAGGAATTAGTGTAAAAGCTTTGAAAGTTAAAAAAGCAAAAGATTTTCAAAAAGCTATATTAAATATTTTTAATAAAGATATATTAGATGATTACGCTTTTGAAGACGTTACGCGTGTAACAGAGTTTGGTACTGACAGAGTAAGTGGTCAAGTTAGAGTAAAAAGTAAAGACGGAAGTTTTAATAAAATATTTAACATAGGTAACAAAGCAAATGATGAGCTAGCTGTAGAGTTAAATAATTTATTTTCAGATTATTTAGCACCAGATCCTTTAAATCCAAGAAATTAAATGTACGAATTAAACGGCGAAAATTATTCTCTTGACACTTTGCAAAATGCTGCTAATAAATATGGCATGGAGTTTGAGTCTTATTTAGAAACAATGAAAGGAAAAGGTCTTGTTAAAAAACAACAAGAAGCTGTTGTTGAAAAACAAGAAGACGTAAGCTGGTTTGATCAAACTTGGTTTGGTAGAGGTATAGCTGCCGCTAGTACAACTGGTGAGGCAACAGACTTGATGTCTCAAAACTTTTCTAACATAGACATGGAAAGCATACAAGAGTTTATGAAAGCTAAAGAAGGTGAAGCTAAGTCGTACGCTGCTTCTGATCGTATGAGTAAGTTTCAAGAACAATATGTTAAAGAAGGTAAAACATGGTCTGCGTTTTTTAGAGGTGTAAAAAATCAACCTGGTTTATTACCAGAGTTATTTGTACAGTCTTTAGGTACTCAAATTGGTACTGCTATTGACTCGCCTGGCGCTTCGTTAGGCTTTGCTGCTGCCGGTGCTGGTACTGGAGCTGCTGTAGCTGGTCCACTAGGAGCTCTAACCGGTCTTATGGGTGGTTTAGCTACTTCAATGGAAGCTGCATTAACTTTTGGTGAATTAATAGAAACAAGATTAAAAGAAAAAAATCAAGAGTTTACTGATGAAAATATAAAAGCTTTATTAGAAGCTGAAGGTACAGAAATAAGAAATAAATCTATAGGCAGAGGTTTAACTATTGGTGCTATAGAAGGTTTAAGTGGTGGTTTAGCTGGTAAAGCTGGTGTTGCTGCTTCTAAAGTTGCTAAAGGTGCTAAAAGAGCTACTGTAGCCGCTGGCGCTGCAGGTGTTGGGGTTGAGGCTGTTGGTGGTGCAACTGGTGAGGTTTTAGGTAGAGTAGTTGCTGGCCAAGAAATGGATGCTGCTGAAATAGGTTTTGAAGCTATAACAGGTACTGTAACAGCACCATTAAATGTTTCAGCTGCTTTGTTAACAGCAAAAAAACCTACATACAAATTAAATGGTGCTAGCGTAACGTATGAGCAAATGAAAAGTTTTGTTGATACAGCCGACGATATAGATATTGCAAAGGCTGATATCCAAATGCGAAATGATTTTACTGGTATTGGTAAAAAAGCAAAAGCAAAACAAGAAGCTGCTGAAAAAATGCTAGAGCTTGCTGACGATACAGAAACAACGCTAGAAGTTTTATCTGAAAAATCTGCTAATATAGCAGAAAGAAAATATCAAGATAATATGGTTTTTGCTAAAAAGCATAGCGGTCTTTACGGTTTGAAATTTACAGAGCTAACTGAAGAAGAAATACAACAAAAGTATGATACTGAAGAAGAAACATTTTCTGACTCACTTGGTTTTATACAAGGTGATGAAATAGTTATTAATAAGGACAAAGCTAAAACAAAAGTTTATGGTGACAATGTTGGTAATCACGAATTACTACATGGTATTATAAAAGTTAGTGGCGCACAAATAGAACAATCAACTATTGACAACTTTTTCGAAATTATAGGTGAAGAAAACACAAATGTAATAAAAGAAAGAATACGTAAAAACTACAAACAATCAGACGTAGACGCTGACCGTAGCGAATACTTTACAATATTTTCAGACGCTCTTAGAAATGAAGAAATAAAATTTAACGACAGTGTGTTTACTAAAGTAAAAGACTTTATGAGAAGAGTTTTTGCTACTATAGGGTTTTCAGACGTTGATTTTAATGACGCACAAAGTGCTTATAATTTTTTAAAAGATTATAACAAAAGTATACACAAAGGAAGTTTAAGCTTAGGCGTCCAAGTAGCTACTGGCGGTACAGCTGTTTTTGAAAACGCTGTGTTTTCAAAAGAAGCATCTGACAAAGTACAAAGTATTTACGAAGAAAAAGGAGCTACAGGAGCTTTTGATATAATAGAACAATTTAAGCCTATAGTTAGTAGAATTGCTGATAAACGTAGAGAAGCCCCTAACTTTGATAAAGAGCTTTTAATGAGTGAAATAGAAATAGGTCCTCGTGGTATATTAGATTTAATTAGAGATTACAAGCCAGATTCTGGTGTGCCATTAGCTGCTTATATAAATAAGTTTTTACCAGCAAGAGCTATTGAGGCATCAAGAAGAGTTTTAGGTGAAGAGTTTACACAAGACGTAACAGAAGCTAAAGGAGTTATTGCTGAAGAAACTGCTGAAGTTGAAGTTAAAGCTAAACCAAGAAAAAAGAAAATAGTACTAGCTGATAGACTAGGTGTTACTGAAAAAGTAAGCAAAGCTATTGATAAAATAGTTCCTGATTTAAATGTTGATAAGCTAACTTTTAAAACATTAAAAAACAAAATACCTAGTGTAACAGGTGAACTCTTTGGTATTGCTCCTAAAAAAATAGAAAGTCTAGCTAATTTAACTAAAAAAGAATTACAGTCTGCACAAATGTTTATTAATAAAAATGCAGACTTGTTAATAGCAATGTTACCTGAAGGCGCTACGGTTAGTGGCACCGCAACTGGTATACCTAATACTTTATTAAAAGCTTTTTATACAAAAACAGATAGAGCTAAATCAGCTAAGACTGGTAGTAAAGCTGGCCTTGCAATACAACAAAAAAAGGCTATAAATAAAAAACAATTTTTAGAAACGTTTGGCATTATAGATGGCAAGCCAGATCGTACGGACAGGAACACGTCGGCTAGAGTATTAGCGTTAGCTAATTTAACTGGTAAAATGGTAACTAATCAAACTGTAAGGCAAAAACTAGGAGAAGTTGATGCTAAAGCAAAAGAAAATGTTGATCGTATAAAAGATGGTAAGTCTTCTGTTATGTTTAGTAGAAGTGCTGAAGACCTAGCGAATCCACTAGATAATTTTCAATTAACGTACGAGCACGAGTTAGGTATTTTATCACAAGCTTTATATGGTAAAAACGTTAGAATACCAAATCATAAAGAAGGTCCTTTAAAAGGAACTAGAAATTTAGAAGCTATATTTGAGGAAACAGGAGAAACCTATAGACAAGCGGCTATTAGAGTTGTAAATACTTTTTTAGAGTCACACCCGCAATATAGAAGTTTAATAAGAAGCACTATGACTGGTGGTAAAAAAGCTGGTTTATTTAAGTTTGTAAACTCAAGTGACAAAAACTTTATAAAATATAAAAAAAGAACTGGTGACGATATAAACTTTGATGATAATATAGTAGATTATCCCGACGTAGAGCAAGTGGGTAAAAAACAGCCATACAATAAAAACGAAAAATATTCTTCTAAATTTCACGAAAATATTAACACAGACGAATTTAAAAAAGAAAATGCAAAAAAACTAAAACAGTTATTAGGTTTTTTTGAAGCTGTAGAAGCTCATTTACAAAATTTTAAAAGTGATATATGGTTGTTTGAAGAAATGCTTTTAGACACTAGTAAGCATATGAACACTATCACTAGAATATTAGCTCCAATAAAATTTTACCCTGTAGATAAAAAGAAAAACCCTATATTTAACGAAAAAGCTGTTGAAGAACATACAGATCCTCAAAATTTAATTGGAAAAGCTTTGCTTTCTGGTGCTTTTTTTAATAAGCTAAACGACGTTTGGAGTGTTGTTGGTAAATCTTATATGCAAGGTTCTATATTAAAAGTTGATGATCCTAGTGGTGATTTAAAAGCTAACATGCCAAAGTCTTATTATGAAAAGGTAGTACCTAGATTAATAAGTGGTGATTTAAAATTACCTAATGGATATTCCTCTATAATTAGATTAGCTGAAGCAGGTGTAGATCCAAAAGCTTATATGCTTATAGATGAGAATATGACTATAGCTGAGTTTTTTAAAGTAGATAAAATAAAAGACATAAAAAAAGCTAACGAACTTATTATTAAACAATTAACAGGTGAAATAAAACCTGAGTACGCTGAAAACATTAGTAAGGTTAAAAACACAAAAGACGTAAGCTCTTCAACTAGTTTTAGCAAGTCTGTTGAATCCGCTAGAGTAGTGAAAGATCCAAAAGGCATTACTGTTTTAGATTTTGATGACACGCTAGCAACAACTAAATCACTAGTTAAATTTACAACACCAGAAGGTAAAACTGGAACTTTGAACGCAGAGGAGTATGCTAGCACATATGAAGATTTATTAGACAAAGGTTATGTATTTGATTTTTCTGACTTTAACAAAGTTGTGAAAGGTAAGTTAGCGCCGTTGTTTAATAAAGCAATAAAGCTACAAGGCAAGTTTGGGCCTAGCAATATGTTTGTATTAACAGCAAGACCACCGCAAGCACAAAAAGCTATATTTGACTTTTTAAAAGCTAACGGCTTAAACATACCTTTAGAAAATATAACTGGTCTAGCTAACTCTACTGCAGAAGCAAAAGCACTTTGGATAGCTGATAAAGTTGGTGAAGGTTTTAATGACTTTTATTTTGCTGATGATGCTTTACAAAACGTACAGGCTGTTAAAAACATGTTAGATCAATTTGATGTAAAGTCAAAGGTACAGCAAGCAAAAACTAGTTTTAGTAGATCAATGGACAACAAGTTCAACGATATACTAGAAGATGTTACTGGTATTGAATCTAAAAAAAGATTTGATTTTATTAAAGCTAGAAAGCGTGGTGCTGGCAAAGGTAAGTTTAGATTTTTTATACCACCATCACATGAAGATTTTGTAGGTTTGTTATACAACTTTATGGGTAAAGGTAGAAGAGGTGATAAACATAGAGACTTTTTAGAACAATCTTTAGTTAGACCTTTAAACAGAGCTAATAAAGAATATGATACGGCTAGGCAGTCTGTAGCTACAGATTATAAAAATTTAAATAAGCAAATGCCTGATGTTAAAAAAATGCTTATAAAGAAAACACCTGATGGTGACTTTACATATCAAGACGCTATAAGAGTATATTTATGGGACAAACATGGTTACGATATACCTGGTTTAAGTCCTATTGACCAAAAAAATTTAGTTGAGTTAGTTAAGTCTGATGGTAAACTACAGTCTTACGCTGATACTATAAACACTATATCAAAGCAAGAAACTTATGTTAATCCTACAGATGGTTGGGATAGTGGTGATATACGTATGGATTTAGACGATGCTACAGGTAGAATTGGTAGAGCACAGTTTTTTGAAGAGTTTAATGAAAATGCTGATATAATATTTTCTAAAGAAAACTTAAATAAAATAGAAGCTGGTTACGGTAAAAATGTTAGAGAAGCTTTAGAAGATATACTTTACAGAATTAAAACTGGTAGAAACAAACCTACTGGCCAAAACCGTATGGTAAACTCGCTTATGAACTGGGTTAATGGCTCTGTTGGTTCTGTGATGTTCTTTAACATGAGATCTGCTTTGCTACAGCAAATGTCTTTAGTAAATTATATTAATTTTGCTGACAATAATATATTTGCAGCTGCTAAAGCTTTTGCTAACCAAAAACAATATTGGAACGACTGGTCGTTTATATTTAACTCCGACATGTTAAAACAAAGAAGAGGTGGTATTATGACCGACGTTAATGGTGCTGAGCTTGCCACTGAAATGCGTAAGTCTAAAAATCCTCACAGGTTTTTAATATCTAAATTATTAGAGTTAGGATTTTTACCTACACAAATTGGTGATAATATTGCAATTGCAACTGGTGGCGCTACATATTATAGAAATAGAATTAATACTTATTTAAAACAAGGTTTAAGTCAAAAAGAAGCTGAGGCAAAAGCATTTACAGATTTTCAAGACATAACACAGTCAACACAGCAGTCTGCAAGACCTGACATGGTGTCACAGCAACAAGCTTCTCTTATTGGTAAAATTATATTAAACTTTCAAAACGTAACGTCACAGTTCAATAGGTTAGGTAAAAAAGCATTTTTAGATATTAAAAACAGAAGAATAACAAAGCCTAATTCTACGCAAATGCAAAGTGATATATCTAACGCTGCTAGAATAACGTATTACTTTGCTGTACAAAACGCTATATTTTACACTTTACAAACGGCTTTGTTTGCTATGATGTTTGATGATGATGAAGAAGACGTTAATAATTTATTTTTAAAGAAAAAAGAAAGACTAATAAATGGTAGTATTGACTCTGTATTAAGAGGTACTGGTATTGGTGGTGCAATTATTTCTACTTTAAAAAACACTGCTATTGCTTTTGCTAGACAAAGAGATGTTAACTACAATCCAGACGAAAGTGCTGTTATAGTAGAAGCTTTAAACTTTTCACCTGTAATAGGTATTAAAGCTAGAAAAGTAGTAAACGCTGAAAAAACTTTAAATTACAATAAAAAAGTAATTAAAGAAATGGAAAATACTGATATTGACAATCCGCAGTGGTCAGCAGTAACAAACTATATAGAAGGTTTTACTAATCTACCTCTTAACAGATTATATCAAAAAACTCAAAACATTAGACAAGGCTTTAGTAATGAACATGCTGCTTGGGAAAGAACTTTATTGTTTTTAGGTTGGAGTCAATACAACCTTAATCTTGAAAACGAAAAGATGGACAAGATTAAAGAAAGCACAAAAAACAAAAAAACAAGAAAAACAAGATCTTCAACAAGAAAAACTAGAAAATGAAAAAACTTCTGATACTTCTTTTACTTTTATCTTGTACTAAAGAAGTTGATGATCTTGGCTTCAGAGTTTATACAATACCAGCTGGTGAACATAGCTCAGGTAGTTTTATAAATCACCCAGATAATTCAAAGATAAGCTTTCAGTTTATATTAGACGAGTCTGCTTATTACGAAACTGAAATACCAGAAAACCAACATGATGTAAATAAAATATACGGTATGAGTGATTTTGGTGTTAGGCATCAAAAGTATTCAATACGTCTTGGTTGGAGATATATAGATGGTGAATTAGAACTTTGTTGGTTAAGGCATGAAGAAGGTAGACATAGCGCTGCAACGATAAGAACTATAGACACAGATGTAATTTATAATGCTAGTATTGATATAAAAACATTTTATTATGTAATAGTAATAGATAACGATACTACACTTGTACGTAGAAGACCTGAAGGTAATTGGGGTTTAGTGCGTAGGTATTATTTATACCCGTATTTTGGTGGTAATGAATATGCGCCACACAATATAACAATTAAAATAAAAGAATGAAAAAACTAATTATAATAATGTGTATAGCATTGGTAGCTTGTGCAGCTCCAAAAAAGTGTTGTTCGCAAGTAGATTTAAAAAAGTATTTTAAGTTTGCTACATTTTATGCTGCAGCTAACGGTGGTACTTCTATATCTGATGTAGATGTATTTTCTGTAACTAATGGTTTAGAAACATCGACAGTACAAACGCCATATGATTATAACCTAGCTCTTGGTATACGTAAGATCGCAAGGTTTGGTTATGAAAACAGAGCTAATACTTTTTACGACGGTACAGAAGAGTCTTGGTCTGATGGTGCTAACGTAGGTAAAGTACGTGGATTAGAATTTTTATTTGAAGTAGATTACAAGAGACAACAAGGTAATGAATATTTAGATCAGCATCACTTTATAAGATTTGTAGATGACAAGTATATATTAAAAGGCGAGTACCTAGAAGATGGTTTTGCTGATATTAAATACTTTGAAACATCACAGAGATATAGATATAAAGCTAATGACAAATTGTCTTTCAATGCTGGACTTGCTCAAAGGTTATCCGAGCCGTATGGTTACGATCCTTTAGCAGAATGGGTGCTCAGCAATGGCAATATACATTACACTTATCTAGCGCTACAAGAGGGTTATAATGTAGACGTAGCTGCTAGTGAGTATTTTTCTCCTGATGGAGAGCTCGTTGCTACAAGCAAAGAGGTTTGGGAAGAGGTTGTAATACCAACTATGCTGGCTGATTATACAACTAGAAAACGAAGTGAGCTTGACAATACTATACTACAATCTGTAGTAATTGGCTTTGATTACTACCGTTATACTAAATCATTTTGGTCACATGCTTGGGCTAGTGTTATGCCTTTTCATATAGACAATGGTGAGTTTTCTTATGAGAAATATAACAATGGTCAATGGTTAGATTATAATGGTGGTTTAATACTTGGTTATAAAGTAAATAAGCATCTAGGCACGTTTATTGAAGGTAAATACAATAAGTACTGGAATAGAGAGTGGTATGACTTTAAATTTGGCGTAAATTACGTAATCTTTTAACTATGTATCAATACAAAGTAAAGCTTGATAGAATTATAGACGGAGACACTGTAGACTGTTACATAGATTTAGGCTTTAGCATTAATACAAAAAAGCGTATTAGGTTTGCTGGCATTAACACTCCAGAGTCTAGAACAAGAGATCTTGAAGAAAAGAAAAAGGGTTTGGCTGCTAAAGCTAGATTAAAAGAAATATTAGAAGAGGCTAGTGAAATACACTTAGATTCACATGGCCTTGGTAAGTACGGTAGAGTGTTAGGTCAGCTAAATATTAGCACTGAAAACTCACCTACAATGGTAAATGTAAATGAATTATTAATAACTGAAGGCCATGCTGTAGAATATCATGGCGGTAAACGTTAAACAATGGCAAAAGAATTAAACGAAGAAACTGGATTTAATATAAGTATTAAAACAATGATAGCTGTAGGTTTTGCTATGGCTACTATTATAGGTATGTGGTTTGCATTGCAAGCTGATATAGCTGAGGCAAAAGAACTACCAAAGCCTGATGTTACTAAAATGGAGTTTATGATGAAAGATAAAAACATTAGACTATCTATTGAAAACACAGAAAAAGCTGTTGACGAGCTTAAAATAGATATTAGACGTATGGAAGATAAAATAGATAGATTAAATGAAAGATAAATTAAATGAAAAAATTATTACTAATATTATTAGCGGTATTTAGTTTAAGCGCTAGCTCACAAATTGTAGTTACACATTTCAATGCTGAGTGGAACGATCCTAACAAAGTATCATATATAGGAAAACTTACTGACTGCGATATAGTATATGTTGATATAGCTAAATCACCTAAGATACAAGAAAAACATAATATAATAATTGTACCTACAGTTGTTATATTTAAAGATGGTGAAGAAGTAAAAAGGTTTCAAGCTGATATATCTTTTAGCATGAAAGCAACAAGAAAAGAGATGCAAGGAGTAATAGATGAATTATTAATGAGTGACTTTTAAATAAAAATATGAAAGAAAAAATATGTAAATTGATTTGTAAAATAACTTTTGGTTATATTTGCTTAGGACTATGTAAAGACTGTGGTTGTGCGTAGTTTATTTTTAGCACTATTGCTACCATTAATGTCTTTTGGGCAGATAACATTAGACACAGTTCCACAAAATAAAAATGTTGTGCTTGAAGAATTTACAGGCATCTATTGTGGTTTTTGTCCTGATGGACACGTTGTGGCACAAAATATAAAAAACGCATATCCTAACGATGTGTTTATTTTAAACTTACATACTGGCGGTTACGCATCACCACAACAAGGTGATCCTGATTTTAGAGTTGCTGGAAATAGTAGCATAGCTAATATATCTAATATAGCAGGTTACCCAGCTGGAACAGTTAATAGGTATCAATTTCCTATGACCCAAGGTGGTGGTACAGCTATGGGTAGAGGCGATTGGGCGGATGCAGCTTCTGAAATACTAGCATCACCATCATATGCAAACGTAAGCATGGTAATGCAACACGATACAATTAATGAAACTTTAATTATAGACGTTGGCGTATATTGGACAGATTCAGTAGAGGTTGATGGTTTTGGTTTTTCACCTATAAATTATTTAAATGTTGTTTTAGCACAAGATAGTGTACCTGGTCCACAATCAGGAGCATCACAATTTAATCCAGGAGCTATTATAAATGGTCCTTGGCAACCAACATATTCACACCAACATATGGTAAGAGATTACGTTACGCCTTTATGGGGTGATCAAATAACGTATAACCAAGCAACTCTTCCAGGATTTTTTGTAATAGCACAGTATATATACGAAATACCTCAGTTTATTAATGATATTGCTTTTGTAGTTGATCATATTGAAGCAATAGCTTTTGTTACAGAAAACCAACAAGGAGATATTATAACAGGAGCAAGCGCTAAAGTTACATGGCCAAGTCCACCCCCAGTTGCTGTAACAGAAATAATACCTATTGTAAACGACAATATTATATATGATATATATGGTAGAACTGTAACAGATATAAAGAAAAATACAATATATATAAAGAACAATAAGAAGTTTATTCAATTTTAATATGAAAAAATTACTACTACTTATATTATTATTACCAAGTTTATTATTTGCTCAAGGCCCTTGTGTAAACACTTTAATTAATATAAACTTAGATCAGTACCCATCAGAAACTACTTGGGATATTCAAGACACTTTAGGTAACATTATTATATCTGGTGGTCCATATACAAATGTACCTAACTACGAACCACAGTTTATTGTTAATTGTTTACCGCCTGGTGAGTTATCATTTACTATATATGATTTGTTTGGAGATGGTTTAGAAGGTAGTATATGGGGTGGACAAGATGGCTCGTACTATATTTTGCAGTGTGGTGATACTTTAGTTTATGGTGATGACCCTGCTTTTGGTTACGATACTACGCATACATTTATATCTGATTTTTGCCCACCACCACCGCCTGTACCTGGTTGTCTAGATGATGATTACTTAGAATATAATCCACTAGCTAACGTTAGTGATAGTAGCTGTAGTACATTAATAGTATATGGTTGTACTGATAGCACTATGTATAATTATGACCCACTAGCAAACTCAATGGATAATATTGCGCAATGCACTTACGATCTTATACTACATGATTTAATAGGTAATGGTTGGATAGGTACTGTTTTAGAAATATACCAAGAAGATGATACAACTTCTTTTGCAATGACAAACGGTGGTTTTAATCAAGCTTTTACTATAGACTTATACGCACCAGCTCCTGTTAGTGCTAAGTTGTTTGTTAGCCAACAAGCTCAGTTTACAGCTATAGAGTGTGGCTTCACACTAATCGCACCAGATGGTGATACAGCTATAAGTGTTCAACCGCCATTTATAGTACCATTTTATTTATACGAAGGTTTTACTTATTGTGGTAATATATGTGAAGAAGTAGTTTATGGTTGTTTAGATACTTTAGCGTTTAACTATGTTGATAGCGCTAATACATCTGATGATTGTTTTTATTATCCTGGTTGTATATCACCAGCATATTTAGAATATCACATTGACACTGCTAACGCTTATTATACAGATATAAATATACAAGATAGCTGCGAAACACTAGCTGTATTTGGTTGCGCTGATTCAACAGCGTTTAACTATGACAGCTTAGCTAATGTAGATAACGGAGGTTGCTTACCTGTAGTTGTAGGTTGTATGCAGCAAGTGGCGTTTAACTATAATCCACTTGCAAACACACCTGGTACTTGCATACAAGTTATATTTGGTTGTACATCACCTATAGCTTTTAACTATGACAGTTTAGCAAATACTGATGATGGTAGCTGTATAGGTATTGTTTATGGTTGTACTGACGTTACAGCTTTTAACTATGATCCACTAGCAAACGTAGATGATAGCACTTGTGTAGCGGAGGTTTTAGGTTGTACTGACCCAACTATGTATAACTATAATCAACTAGCAAATATAGATAACGGCTCTTGTGTACCGTTTATTTACGGTTGTACAGATTCAACGGCATTTAATTATTATCCATTAGCAAATTCAGACAATAATAGTTGCGTGCCGTTTATATACGGTTGCACAGACCCAAGTGCTTTAAATTATTGTGATACTTGTAATACAGATGATTTTAGCTGTATACTACCTATTTATGGTTGTACAGACAGTACGGCTTTTAATTATAACCCACTAGCTAATGCTGATAACAATTCTTGTGTTCCTTACATATATGGTTGCACGGATCCTTCTGCGCTTAATTATTCCCCAACAGCGAACACGGAGGATTTTAGTTGTATTGCTTATGTTTATGGGTGTATGGATAGTTTGGCTCTTAACTACGATCCATTGGCTAACACGGATAACGGTTCGTGTATCACTATCGTTATGGGTTGCATGGATCAAGCAGCGTATAACTTTAACGCAAATGCTAATATTAACGATTCTTTATCTTGTCGTTATAGTGCAGGTTGTATTACTGGCGATAGTATACCCTATTGGCTAAACGACCCTTGCTATGCTTGGGTAATAGACATAGACGAATACTGTTGTGAAAATGAGTGGGACACAGTTTGTCAAGCAACATACAATTATTGTGACGGTACTTGGTCAGGACCATTACCTTCAAGAATACAAAACGATATAGTAGTATATCCCAACCCTACAAATCAGCTAATTAACATAAATGAAAAAGTTGATGCAGAGGTTATAAATAGCGTAGGAGAAGTACTAATATCTGAAAAACAAATAAGCGTCTTAGACGTGTCTAGATTAAGCCCTGGGGCATACGTGCTACGTCTAAAACACGACAACAAATATATTTACAAACAAATAATAAAAAAATAATATGGCAACAACAATTGCACAATTAACATTGACAAGTTCAGACCTATTGTCTGACACTTTAGAACTTACCACTTTAGCTTCTATAGTAGCTCCGCATACTGGCGGTTTAAGTAGATCTGCTGTTACATCAACAGCTATTGGTACGGCTTCAGGCCAAGTAACAGTTGATACTGCTGATGCCTTTGCATCACCAAATTTTATATACGTTAAAAATACTGCTGACTACCACGCTAGTAATAACGTTGTGTACGGGTATTTTTCTGGTGATCCTGACGGCATGGTTTTACAAATACATGGTGGTCAATTTGCTTATATGCCAACGTCTGGTGACTTTACGTTAAAGTTTTATACTTCAACTTCTGGAACTATAATAGAGCACATGGTAATAGGTACAAACGCATAATAAAAATTAAACAATAACAATAAATAAATAAATAAATATGGCAACAACGACGGCAACAATAACAATAAACAGCTCAGATCTTACTGGTGATCCTTTATCGCTGTCTACAACTACAACTCTTTACAAAGCTGGTCAAACAGTTGGTTTAGAAAACACAAGTGGTGTGGGGAGAACTAAATCAGTAGCTAGTGGCGCTGTAATTTTGTATGATGGAGACGCTTACGACAATGGGTCTCACAAAGTTTACTTAGCTAACAAATCTACTGACGCTACAGAGTATTTTACTATAACAATGAACTCTGAGCCAATTGGTAAATTATACGCTGGAGACTGGATGTTTTTTCCTTGGGAAGCAGCTGCTGACACTAGTGATATTAAATATCAACCAAGTGTAACTACTGGTATGGTGTTAGAACACATGATTATTTCTGAGTAACATTGGCTACTTTACAGCATAATATAACGACAGTACTAACTCAAAATTTATTAGCAGCAGGAGACAACGTTAGTGATATTAAACGTATGTCTATAGCTAATGTACACGCGAGTAGTACGACTAAAGTTGATCTTTTTTTAAATAAAGGAGCCAACAACTATTATCTGTTGAAAAATGTAGAAATACCAAGTGGTACAACTCTAATATTAAACGAAGAAGACAATATAGTTTTTGACAATACATCTAATGGTTTTTCAATGCGAATTAAACTAGCTACGGCAGTGCCTGTAGATGTATTAATAACCAGGTAACATGGCAATAAGTGAACACATAAGCTACAAAGAAGGTGTGTATAGCAGAACAGCAACGCGCTTAGATATAAGTAATGAACCAAACAATGAGCAAATGGACAATATGTGTCTGCTTGCTCAAGAAGTGTTTGAGCCTTTACGTATGTGGGTAGGTGGACCTATAAAAATTAATAGTTTTTTTAGATCACCAAAGCTTAATAAAGCTATAGGTGGTAGTACAAAATCACAACATTGTCACGGTCAAGCTATTGATATAGATGATACTTTTAATAGAGCTACAAATGCTGAGATGTATGAGTTTATAAAAAAACACCTAGATTTTGATCAGATGATATGGGAGTTTGGTGATGAAGATAACCCTGATTGGGTTCATGTGAGTTATGTATCTGAAGATGAAAATAGGAATAGATGTTTACAGGCTTATAAAGAAAACGGTAGAACTAAATACAAGGTTATATAATGGCTAAGTATATACCTGCTAATAATTCATTAACAACTGTAACTAACGCTACTAATGCTAGTATTGCTACTAATGTTACTGTAGCAGATGAAAGTACAGACACGTCTTGTAATGTTTTATTTGTTACAGCAGCAACTGGTAATTTACCGCCTAAATCAGGAACTAATTTAACTTTTAATTCTAACACAGGAGATCTTAACACTAGCACTTTAACTATAGCAGACTATATTATTCATGATGGTGATATTACAACTAAAATTGGGTTTGATAATAACGATGTATTTTCTATAACCACAGACAATGTAGTTAGATTTACCCAGAATAACACTAGCGCTCTTTTTACAACTAAAGTTCAAATACCATTGAGAGTATTAAAAAGATCAGATACAGGGGTTGCTTCAGAATCTACTGGTGACGTTGTATTTTTTGGTAATACAGAGAGTATGGTTGCAGGCAAAATATATCATTTAAAAAACGACAGTTCTTGGGAGCTTGTAGACGCTAGTGCAGTTGCTACTAGTGATGGCTTACTAGCTGTTGCTTTAGGCGAAGAATCAAACTCAAGTGGTATGTTGTTGAGAGGTTTTGTAACTTTAGAGCACGATCCAGGAGCTATAGGTGACGTGTTGTATGCCTCACACACTGCAACTGGAGAAGCAACAGCAACAAAACCTACTGGTACTGGTAACGTTGTACGAATTTTAGGTTATTGTTTAGGTGCTTCAGACAAAAAGATTTTCTTTAATCCTGACAACCATCACACCGAACTATAACTTAACAATTTCTTAACATTAAAGTGATTAGTGCTTTTATAATTTCTGTAATTATAAAATTATGGAAACAAAACAAATAGATCTTAGTCCAATAATATACATTGTGATTATGATCACTATCTTTTCGGTAGCAATATAAAAAAAAGGGAGTAACTTGCGTTACCCCCTTTATTATTTTCTAACAGTTAGTTAAAACTCAGAATTTTTCTGGTTTTGAACCTCAACTCTTAGTTCTTGTGCCAAGCCTTTAATTGCTTGCATTGCTTTCCTGACTCTCGTGCCTGCAGAGTTGTTACCCTCTACAAACTTAGTCATATCTGACTGAGTGTCATTTACTAGATCTTGTAACTGATCATATATACCTGCACATTTATTAAAACTCATAATTTAATTTGATTTGATTTATAATTTAATTTACTTCTTAATAAAGAACGAAGCTACTAAAACTAATACAATTAG